GAGAGAGCGTATATTCAGAATCCGGGTCCCACCAATTTAAGTAGGAATTCTAGAATCCTATGTGGCACGTTTTTGGATTGGAGGACTTTTCATCAATTTTGATAGAAAAATCTTTCGTTTTCCTCAAGCGTCTTAATAGCTTCCCTCTTATCATCAATTCTCATTTGGAGTAATCCATTGAAAATATGATACTGTAGGACAGGTAGGTAATTCACATTAGCAGAGAAACACCACATTAATGTATTAACATTAATGGGGCTCTTGCTATCTTCTGTGAAATTACTTAAACCGAAGCTTGCCCACAAAACATTATTAGCTTCACTTTTAAAATCTTTCGATTTTCGAAGTTCGGCTAATAAGTCTAGAAGGTTTCGGAAATTAGATATTAGACCTAAGTTTCAACACTCACGGAAGAACATGGCAAGGTATTTCTTATCACGTATAAGTCTCAGGATCAATCCTGGACCTATAGGTGTGATATTAATACCATCCCCCACTCATCGTTTAGCGAATTCGCAAAAACGAGGTGAGACAATAGATTTAGATAAATTAATACTAACACCAAGAATTCTCATAAGACTACAATACTCACGTGCGACATCATCATTACAAATGACGATATCATCACCGAGTATAGCGTAATCTTGGAATTTCTCGATACCTGCATTTAACGCGGCACATCTAACAATAACATGGTGTGTTAAAGCCAGCATTGCTCACGAACTATAAGCACCCATTGGTTGCCCAACAGCGTACTTATACCCTGAACCCTTATACTGCCAGGAGAAATCTAAAAGATTCCCCCAGTTAGTACCGAGGTTAGGGACTAATGCGTTTAGTATATCTACTTGCAAATCTATCGGTATTCTGTCCGTAGCTGCACTTAGGTCAAAAGAGTGATAAGTAACATTCTTTCCGGATGTCTTCTTAATTAAATTATTAAGAACACCATCCTGATTAAATGTACCATCACATTCTTCTAATTTCTTCAACTCTCTAAATATGGCGTTATGCAGAGGTTTAAG